GTTTTAGATTCTTACTATCAAGCACCAATGGTTGATGGCGAAGGTCGTCTATGGTTGGATATATTAGAAGCGGATAAAGCAAAAGCCGAAGCCGTAGTTGCCGCTCATAACGGTACGACAATAGCACCTGAACCAACAATAGAAGATAAACTAGCCTCAGTAGGCTTAAACCTAGACGACCTAAAGGCTGCGCTAGGTCTTTAGTACAACCTCTCAAGATAGTTACAAATAGACCTGAGTATTGTCTTAAAACTGCTCACTTATTTTTAGAGACAAAGGAGTTACAGTGGTCCCACCGTATGGCGATGACATCACCGAAGGCATACCGTATGTATTGTCAAACCCATCCGGGTCTGCTACTTATCAAGCCTCTAACGAAGCCTACGATATAGCAATCAATGGTCTGCCATTCTTCTTAAACTCAGGAGATGACACACCATATCGCCGCGTGACAGCTCAGTATCGTAAGCAACAGATTGACCAGACTAGAGAACCTGGTGAACAGACCCTTACTGGTTGGTGGCTTAGAAGCCAGTCCTCATTTCACTTTGGGCAAGGCATCAAATACTTTGAGCCTGCTCAGGATGAATCTTTGCGATTCCAGTACACAGAATCAAAGGGAGTCAACGTCTGGGAGAAGGGTCAAGTAACTCTTATCAACGATGTTGATGTTGGTCATAATACGACTACCGCTATCCAATCTAACGGCAAGCCTGGTCAGTATTTACGTTCTATCGAGTGGACCAAGAGTGGTAACTCCTATCAGGGCTGTCTATTGCTAGATGGCTACGATATGAACAAGGTCTACCCAAACATTACTGCAACCGTTACTACCAAAGCCTTGACCTCTAACGTGGCAACGCTAACTACCAGTACTGCACACGGTATGGCAGTTGGTATGACTGTTGAGGTAAGTGGCGTAGATGCCACCTTCAATGGTTCTTATACAATCACAGCGGTAACTAGCACTACCTTGTCTTATGCCAAAACAGCATCCAATGTTCTATCTTCTGTTGCCACCGGAACAGTACTCAGCAACGATACCCATTTCCAAGACTATGCAGTAGTTGGCGCATATAAAATTTATGCTTACTGCGATGATGGAGTCTATGCCTACTGGATAGCTCTTATTGACGATAGCGGTACCGATAAGACTGCTATGTACAAAAAGTTACTCAATGACGATGCAACGGTATCTCCAACTGAAATGTTTAAGACTACCTCTATCATAGTCAACACTGCCCAGATGGAGTTCACCAAAGAGCGTATCGTTACCTGTATCAACAACAAAGTATTTGAAATTTCAACAACAGCAACTGCTCTACCTACTGCTGTCTATACCCATCCCGTAGATAACTTTGTCTATACCACCATCACCTCATCAGGCGCTGCAATCTATGTTGCCGGATATTCTGGTGGTCAATCAAACATTCAGAAGTTTACCCTCAGCTCTGCCGGTGCTATGCCTACCTTAACTAGCGCTATTACCGCCGCTGAGATGCCAGTAGGTGAACTTATCTATCGTATCTATTACTACCTAGGCTATATGCTTATCGGTACATCTAAGGGTGTACGAGTATCAGCCGTATCTGATGATGGCTCACTAGCCTATGGTCCTCTGCTATTTGAATCAGAGCAACCAGTCTATGACTTTGCCGCTAGAGACAGATACGTCTGGGCTACTACTAACGTAGATGGCGCACCTGGAACTACCCGCATTGACCTTGGCCAACAGTTAGGCCAGTTGATATTTCCTTATGCTTGGGATACTTACTACTCAGCAGGTTCAGGTCGCATAACTACAGCCTGCGCCTTTATCAACGGAACAGACCGCCTAGCATTTACTACTAACTATGCCACCACTGATGGTGCAGTTTACATAGAGACAGCTACAGATACTGGCAGACTTGTATCTTCTGGTTACATACAAACTGGCTACATCCGCTATAACACAACAGAGAACAAGTTGTTCAAAGTCTTGTTCCCTCGCTTTGATTCCACCAACGGTGGACTAAATATCAAATCCGTAGATTCCGCTGGTAATGAGTATGACCTTGGAACCTTTGCCCAAACTGCGTTAATCCAAGAAGTAAATACTCAATATCCAGTAGGGCCGCAGGAGTATGTGGGCTATAAGTTCACGATGACCCGCAGCTCTACTGACAATACAAAGGGACCGCTACTAACTGGCTATCAGCTCAAGGCTTTACCAGCAGTACCGCGTCAACGTTTGATTCAATATCCGCTGCTCTGCTTTGATAGAGAGTCGGATAAGTTCGGCGTAATGGTTGGCTATGACGGTCGCGCTTGGGACCGTATGGAACAACTAGAAGCCGTAGAAAATGCAGGCGACTCCATCCGTATAGAGGACTTTAGAACAGGTGAGTCCTACATAGGCCTGATAGAAGAGATGGATTTCATCAACCGTACACCTACTGACAAACGATTCTCCGGGTTTGGAGGCATATTGATTGTCACTATTCGCAGCGTATAGGAGCCACAATGACCCCTACCGAATGGGCTGGCATAGCCGTAGCCATAACAACCCTTGTAACAGCCTTTGCAGGCCTTGTAAGGTGGCTTGTAAAGCATTACCTAACCGAGTTAAAGCCCAATGGTGGGTCGTCTATTAAGGACAAAGTAAACGCTTTAGAGGAGAAGGTTGACCTTCTCACAGATTTAGTCAAGGAAGCTATTAGGAGATGAATGAAAACCAAAGTTGCGAAAGTAGCAAGTCCTGCTGCTATTGCTGTGCTACGCCAGGCGACAGCGTTGTGGCCCAAGCGCAAGAAACTGTCCGACGGATTATTGCCTTCATCGGCTCACCTAGCAGCCAGTCCCAACAGCGACCACAACACCGGTCTTGCTGTTGATTTGACTCACGACCCAGAGAATGGGGTTGATTGTGCAGTTATTTTTGAAAACCTTAAAGAAGATAAAAGGGTTAAGTACCTCATCTTTAACAAGAAGATATGGTCTAGGGAAAAGAAGCGCCTTGGTAATCGTCCTTATGGTGGCTCTAACCCTCACACTAAGCATTTACATATATCTATTGAACCTGATATGGGTAGTGACACTAGCCCTTGGTTCTGGTGGATGAATCAACCTAAGATTGTGAATCAGGTAAAGGCAAAACTATCGCCTAAGCCAAAGAAAAAACCAGCAGAGCCAGACATCTGTACCTGCTGCAAGGTTCACAATACCAAAAGAAAGGCAGTATAAATGAAGGAAACACTGAAGCAACTATCTCTGACTTGGTTCCGTGCTGCAGCATCCGCTGCTATTGCACTCTACCTAGCAGGAGAGACTGACGTGAAAGTCCTAGGAACGGCTGCTCTTGCAGGATTCCTCGGTCCTGTACTTAAGTGGCTAGACCCATCTGCAAAGGAATTTGGCAGAAAGAAGTAGTCTAGTAGCGCGAGGCGAAGACCCCACCGGAAACGGTGGGGTTCTTTTTTTTGTCTCTAAATTTGGTGCTAAATTTGATACTAAATTTGGTCAGGTTTATCTATAGGGCAGGGAGCTTTGAGCAGGTTGCCACAGTTAGCGCATTGGACATCAAGTGCATACCAGCAGATTTCATAATCATCGAACTGGACATAGGTAGAAAAGACTGTGCATCCGCAGACGCATTGATGCGTCGGACCAACAGAGCGAAGGTCAGATGCCTTGATAGGTGGTAGGCTATTCTTTCGCAGCCTTAGTAGACGGAGCCACATTGCTCGGCACGGCTCCCTCCTGTGGTCGGTCGCCTCTCGGCTACCGCCTCGGCCCCGTAAGGGGCCGTCTGTAATTCGCCTTCGGCTCATATTGTAGTAACCGCTGGTGTGTCGCTAACGACGACACGCCGTAAAGGAGGTAAGATTTTTCTGTGACTACCCTCATCGGAATCCAGTTAGAAAACTGCTGTATCTTAGCTGCAGATTCTCAGATTACCGAAGATAACCAAAGGACTGTTGCTACTACAACACCGAAGATAATATCCGTTGGCAAGTATCTACTAGGTATTACTGGTGACTCTAGACCTGGTGACATCCTTGCCTATAACTGGACTCCGCCGAGTTACAAAGGCGCAGACCCGATTCAATGGATGGGTAAGAAAGTACTGCCGTCCATACTCACGGCGTTTAAGGAGAATAGCTATGACCCTTTTGAAGCAACCAAAGACAAAGACGCAGGGTTTGATTACCTCGTCGCTTTCAACGGCAACCTATTTCATATCGCAGTGGACCTATCGTTTATTCAATCTGATTACGGGGCCTACGGTCTTGGGTCGGGCGGTAGCTTCGGTCTTGGGTATCTCTACGGTTTGTCTACTTCTAATCTTCATCGATACCCCGAGCGACACGCCCGACGTGCCGTAGAAATTGCATCAGTATTAGACGTTAATACCTGTCCTCCTATACAATTAGTTGTCCAACACAAGGAGTATTGATGCAAAGGGATTTTGGAAGATACAGTGTCCATATGAATCGGCACTACCTAAGTAACTTCGCACTTGGCTTTGATTACTACAAGCTAATGGAATACAAAACAAACATTCACGAAGCATCAGTTCTACAGTTGAACTTTCTGTTCTTCAACATTACATTTACTAGGTGGGCAAGATGGATATAAAAGAATTATTAGTTAAGGCTCTGCACGATAAAGAGAACAACCGACCAAGGTCTAACCAGGTGCAGATTGGTCCATCAGAATTGGGTGGGTGCCGCCGTAAGGTTTGGTATCGACTCAATAACCAGCCCGAGACGAACGACGCAGAACTAAAGCTCGCTGCCATTATGGGAACGGCTATACATTCTGCCATCGAGTCGGCTTTCGCTGGTAACAACTCAATACTACTTGAAAGTACCGTTGAATATAACGGTATGAAAGCGCACGTCGACGCCTTCCTGCCGGACACAGGGGACGTCATAGATTGGAAGACAGTAAAGGCTAAGAACCTTTCCTACTTTCCAAGCCAGCAGCAACGCTGGCAAGTACAGGTATACGGCTACCTTATTGAAAAGTCTGGGGTGGGGAAGCCTAAGACTGTCAATTTGGTAGCTATACCAAGAGACGGTGATGAGCGAGACATCAAGGTTCACTCAGAACCATACGATGAGAAGATAGCGCTTGAAGCCTTAGACTGGCTCGCTGCTATAAAAGAATCTGCTGAAGCACCAGCACCGGAGCGCGATGAATCGTACTGCAAGTTCTATTGCAAGTACTACGATTCAACAGGCGAGATGGGATGCGTTGGTCTAAAAAAAGAACGTATAAAGAATGAACTTCCTGTCATAGATGATAGCGAAGCAGACACCAAGGCTCTGCATTACCTGCAGATTGACCAGCAGATAAAAGAATTAGAAGATAAGAAGTCCGAGCTGCGAGAAGGATTGCTCGGCATAACTGGCGTTACCAAAACTGGAGTCGAGATTAAATGGTCTACGGTCCAGAGTAACACGGTCGATAAGGAAGCGGTGGAGAAAGCACTAGGCTTCGTACCGACTAAGCAAGGCAAGGAAAGCGCAAGGCTTTCCATTAAACAAACTGGAGGAAACTAATGGCTGCACCAGAATCAACCAAGTTCCAGGTGAACTTTAAGTCACCCGATGGAACTCTTATCAATTTGTATGCTGCAAACAAGGAGGAACTAGAAGCGTTGCTAACAGCAGCGCAGGACTTTTCCACCCTCATTGCAAGCGTTAGCCAATCTTTCGGAAGCGTTGCTTCGGCTGCGCCCGTTCGTACTAATAACGTACCAAGCGCGGCAGTAGCCGCACCAGCAGGCGGTCACGTCTGCAAGCACGGTGAGATGCAATACCGTGAAGGAACTGGAGCCAAAGGACCTTGGAAGGGTTATATGTGCGCTGCTCCAAAGGGAGCAACGGACAAGTGCCCGACAATTTGGGTCAGGTAATGAAATGCGTGAGCCACGTGAATACGAGGCTCCGCTATGTGCAGAAGTCGGGGGAGACTTATGGTTCCCCGAAGTTGGTGGAGATGTACGTAATGTACTCCGAGCAAAAAGTATTTGTGAACGCTGCCAACATAGACTTGAATGCGCCGAATGGGGCATTAACCACGAGCGACACGGTATCTGGGGTGGACTTGGCGCCGCTCAGAGAGAAGTCATAAGAACAAAACGAAGAATAAGATTACCAAGGGAGGGAAGAAGTGCTTAAGTTGTCACGCGCTTGGAGTAGCGTTACGACTAAAGCAACACCTTTACCCGATGTATGGAAAGATTTAAGCAACAAACAGATTAAGTTCCGGCGAGGTCAAGTGTGTATGGTTGCCGCTGCACCGAACGCTGGAAAGTCTATGTTCGCTTTGGTCTATGCCATCAGAGCTAAGGTACCAACTCTTTTCTTCTCAGCAGATACTGATACTGCAACGGTAATGATACGAGTAGCCTCAGCGCTGTCAGGTCACGGACAGGTCAGCGTTGAGACTAATCTGCAAAAGAAT